GACATGGGGCCCCTCCCACTATCACATCGACCACCGGGAGGTCGTATCCGCTCAGTTTCGTTATGTCTCCGTAATGTTTCATTCCGGGTATCTCCAGTATTTTGTCATGCTGCCGGTCTGGTATTCGTTTCTCAAGGCGATATCGTGTGCCGACCATTCTGCGTACACAAAGTCCGAGGAAACTCCGGCGGGATATCTGCCATCATGCCATGCCTGTAACTGCTCCAGAGCGATTTCCCGGTCATCGTCTCTAATCGGATTTTCTGCGCTGTAAAACATCCACTGTTGCGCCTGATCGACTACCGCTTCAACCGTGTTCGGGTATGCTTTGCTGTCAACCCTTGCGAGCACACACCAGATCAATGTTCTTCTGTCTCGCAGGCTGTTGTTTCTGTAACCATAGAGGAGCTTTGCGAGTGCGTCTGCCTCTGCTTCCATTGCTGCCTGTTTCGAGGCGTCTCCGGCGAGAAGCCCTTCTGCCATTCGTGCGTTTTCCTGCTCTGCCAGGTAACGCTGGAAGTCGCCGCGAAGCTCAAGCGTGACGGCCTCGGTCACTTCCTTTGTAACCCGGTGCTCTGTCCATGCTGCAATCGCCCATCCGTAAATCAGCAAGGCAATAAGTAGCGCAGCGGCGATCCCGTACCTCTTCAAAGCCTGCTCAGACAGATCCGTTAGGAAATGCCGGAGGTTCATTCTTGTTTTCACTGGCTCTCTTCTCGGCTGGTGAGGTAGCGGTTCCGCACCCCAAATTTTCAACTCTTCCATTGCTTTTTCTCTGGTCATGTGATAAAATCCTTTCGTTACTTATTTGGAGGACGCTCGTTCTCCCTTTGCCGCTCTCGGAGGTGTATCTTCGGGAGCGGCTCTCTTTATTTCACATCTTCAACGTGGTATCTTCCAAAGCCTGATGGTCTTCCGCTTCCGATGCCGAGTCCAAATCCTGCAAGGTTGATGATGTTGATAATCTTGTTCAGGCGGTAAACGTTCTCTGTGTACCGGATCGTGAACTCTGCGCTCCAACCGGAGAACTTGTTCAGTCGTGCCATCGTATGTCCACCCTTCTTGAGTGGCATTAGCTTTTCGATGATGCTTGCCTCCGAAAACTCAATTGGGATCATGTCGTTGCTGCTGAGAACAGTCACCGCATTCTTGATCTTGGTGGCATAGGTGTCGATCTCATTCCGCACCACCGCATCTCCGAAGCTCTTGTAAAGTCCGTATGCTGAAATGCAGGGCTTGGCGTTCTGGATCATGTATGCGTAGTGTTCTTCTTTCAGCTCCGTTGTTGGAACCGGGAAGGGCTTATCCCAGCGTACCGAGGTCAGAATATCTTCCCAGTCGTTTGGCTGCTCTTTTGTTACCGTTTTTCCTTCCGCAACCGCCGCACACTCGCGCTCGTATCGAGCGTTGGTCTTGTTCAGGATGAGGTCGGTGTCTCCGACAATCTTCACCCTTGCTGTCTTGATTTCGATCTGCTCAATCTCGATCACGTTTTTGTCTTTTGCCATTGTTTGTACCTCCGTTTTTTATTTATTCCCGATGCATTGGTAAGAGCATGATTTTCTTTGCTTTTGTTTAGTGTTCTGTAATCTCGTTTCCTTATTTTTCATGTTCTATAATTTCAGTCGTTTTATTCCCCTGTTATGTTTTGATCTGAAGTGTTCTTGGGCGATCATGCCCTTATCAATGCACCGGGTTATTACAGGCATCCTCTGAGGCTTGTTTGTTTCGTTTCGTTTTGTTGTTTTATCTTATCGTTTAATGGTTTTTAGTTTCCTAATGTGCGTTTTTCTGTGCTATTTGTGTAATGTACTGTTATGTATTCAGGACTAAACAAGCCCCGGAGGATGCCTGTAATTTGCTTTGATTTATTGCAGTGCGATTTCTTTTGCTGTGGTGTAATGTAATGAATTTTCTTTCAGTTTTCTTTGTTCTTCGTTCGGTCCCTCACGGGATCAGGCTGAGAATATAATCAAGCTCCTGAAGACTCGAATATTTGATTTTAAAGGCGTGTAACTCCGCATAAGCTCGTTTAAGAAGTTCCTGGTATTCATCCTTGTTCTGGATGATGATGTTCAAAGGCTTATATCCACTTGAGCCTGTCGGTTTATGGAACACTCTGATTTCCGGTTCCTGCTTCTTGATCTGCTCTTCCATTCTTACGAAAACCAGGTTAGCAGTTAGTTTGACCGCTTGGCCTATTCTGTATTTCGCTGCGGCTTTCTGATCATCCCATTCAAAGCATTTATGAAGTTCTGCTTGCTGATTCTTCGCCTTTTCGACAATCTGCTCCGGCGTTGCTTCTTCGCCTATTTCGAGTATTTCATCTGCACATTTCTGTGCATCCGCTCCGTGATACAGGCTTTCCATTCCTGCTTTCCACGTCGCAAGTATTCTGTCTGCCATCGTATGCCTCCGTTTTTTTATATTTCTGGCCTTTACAGCCAGTTCTTTCCGAATCTGTTTCTGAATTCCTGGGTGCTCCATCCGTAATGTAGCATCGCTTTCATCTGGGCTATTTCTTTCAACTGTCTGTCGATGTCGTCCACCTTATCGTGAATCGCTGCGTGGCATTCCGGGCATACGCTGATCCACAAACCGAGTTCCTTACTTCTGCTTCTGTATGCCGTTCCATAGTAAATTTCGTGCCGTACCAAGTCTCCGCCCTTCCCGCATACGAAACACTCACCGTTTCGTTCATTCAAAATGCTCGGTGCGTACCCGTTGCTGTCGAGCTTTTCTCCGTAGATGTTTGTCATTTGCCCTCCTGCATCCTTCGCATCGCGGCCTCTCTCTTTCTTTCCCACTCGTCAGAAGATGGCGGCTCGTATTTTTGCCTGTGCGGCGTTTCTGTGGGCTTCTGTTCGCTTTTTGCTATGATCATCGGCTCTAACCTTGGCGGAGGCAGAGTTTCCGTTCTGTTTGGCTTTTTGCCGCTTATTTTCAACGTGTCTGCCACGCCGGACAAAATTGCCTTGATCTCCGGCGGCATCAGTGCGTTTTCCTTTTCCCTCGCCTTGACTGCCCGGTATGTCTTTCGGAAGTTCGATGCGACCACACTGTTGACTGTGTCTGAATCCATCGCCGCCCATGCCTTCAGCTGCTCCGGCCCACCAACAGCCGCCTGTACATCCGCAGGGAGCTTTTCGAATTCCTCCTTTGCGTTGTAAAGCCCTCGCCTGCAGGCTTTCTCGACAAGTGCCCATGCCTGTGCGTCGGTCAAAGCGTTGACTGTTCGAATTCGGTGTAACTGTTCTTTGATCTCTCCGATTGTCGGAGAAAACCCGGTCGTCCTCGTGGAGATCATCGCTTCGACCGCCGCTCCGACCGCAACCGGATCTTCACCGGCGAACTGCCGCTCCCAGAGATTTACTAACGCTTCGCCGTCAGCCTTTGTCATATCTTTGTAGCTGTGAGGGTAGGCCGCCTTCAGGATCGACAGCGTTTGAAGGACTTCTTTTCTGTTCACTCGAATTCCTCCTTGTACATTTGCAGGAAAATGTTGTCAGTCTTTCCACCATTTCCCTTACGGAAACTCTTCTCGGATTGAACTGCCTCCTCGACTGTTTGGAAGTGCTCTCTCTCGTATCGCTGTAAAATTGCCCGGATGTAGCCAAAAGATGCCTTTTGCTCATCAAGTGCTACCTGGATTGCATGAAGTACAAGCTCCGCTCCGAGGCTTTCCGTGTAAACTTTAAGCATATCAACGCAGTATGGAGACGGTATTGCGTTGACGTTGTCCATATAAAACTGCATTACTCTGGCAAGATCATTCTGCGGCTCCTCGCGTGCGTGAGGTTCTGGTTCAGGTTCTGGTTCAGGTTTAGGTTCCTGGTTTAGGTTTAGGTTTAGGTTTAGGTTTAGGTTTCTAGCCGCATCCTGCGGCAGCTCGCCGCAATCCGCCGCAACTCGCCGCAACTCGCCGCATTCCGGCGGTGGAGTTGGAAATTTTGATACTTTTGAGCGGACTCTCTGGTGGTCTTTCCACTTTGGGAAATACAAGTACGGTTCCCCTTCAAAATCGTAGATCGTTATCATCCCTTTGACCGCCAGAGTGTCGAGTGCGTCTTTAATCCTGTCCTCAAGCTGATCCGTTTCCTTCGATCTGGGGAACAGCAGACCCTTGAGTAGCTCTGGATCTGCGCTCCCGCGACCGTAATCATCGACATAGGTGATCAGGTAAACCCAGACTCTGAACTGGAAGTCCGTCAGGCTGCAAACGTTCTTTGAAGACCGGATCGTGTCCTTGATCATCCTGAATGGCATCCTTACGCCTCCTGTGTGTAATCTGCGTCTATGATCTCTCCGGTTTCCGCTTCAATAACCGGCTCAACATCCGGAATGTCATCGCCGTTTGCAATAGCTGTGGCGAGCTTGACACTGCTCTCATCGCCGTCTCGGTACTGAATGCTCATTAATCCATATTTCCCGATCAGCCTCCGGAGAACCGTCTTCCTGGCCATGTTGTCAAAATCCTCGCGCCAGCCTTTTCCCATGTACTGGCCTTTGCGGAATTTTCTCTCGTGCGACTCGATCTGCTTGCGAGTCATGTAGATTGTTTTCTCCGCGCCGTTTTTCAGCCGAAGGTACCCGGCATATCCGATGATCGGAAGCTTCTCGCGCTCGTCCTCGTCTTCAATCCAGGAGAATTCCGCGTCGCCGGTTAAGCGGTCGTAACTCACGAGTTCCCCTTCTCTGACGTCCACCGCATCCGGAATCCTGGAGTATGCTCCAGTTCTAAGGCAAAGCTGCTCCATGCCCTTGTAGCCGAGGATGAATGTTGCCTCCATGCGCTTCTGCATGCTTCCGTCCGGCTGTTTGACGCTGTTGTTGAACGCTACAATGTACGCATATCCGAGGCTCGGCTCAATTGGAAGATCAAAGGTTGCCGCCTTCAATGCCGCCTGGACCACAGTCATAGGCGCTTCCCGGAATGCCTTTTGCAGGCTTGCATCTGCGTTTATGAGCGTTACGAGACTGGAAAGGAACTGTGGCGTTCTCTTTCCAAGAAGCTCGTCGAATCTCTTTCTCATTCCCTCCCCATCGAGAATGTGGTTGAGCATCGCATTGACGCCCATTGGCTTTTGCTGCTCCTGCAGCTGCTGTGTTGCTTTCTGAATTGCTCCTGCCATGGTCACTTCTCCTTTTCTTTAATTTGGAATGCTCTGTAATTACTAGCCCTGTAATACTGGATGAGGTTCAGCTCAGGATGCTCACTGGTGAGCTTCTTGGTGTCTAGGGTTTTCTTGGTTCTGTTTGCCCAGGTCGCTCGGTACCCGGAGCAAATTCCCTCCGTCGCTTCTCCGAGCGCCGCTTTGATTTCGTTCGCGCAGGCTTCCCGCGCGTCCTCCATCTGCTTAATGCTGGCCGTAAGCTCCATGTAGTTCTGCAGCGTCCTTTCCAGCCCGGTCAGATCGACCTGGATCGCTTCGTCTCCCTGGCTGTACACCGATGCCAGTGCACTTGTCGTGGCCGGTGTGCCGTCCGCAGGAGGCGGGGTTCCGGTTTTCACGTAGTCGTTCCAGAATGCCTGCTCGGCATCCATGAGCGCCTGAATCTCTGCTTCGTCGCGCTCGATCTCAAACACCCGGAAATCCCGGTTCCCAATCAGCACCGCGAGGTACCAGCGGGCCTTGCCCGTGACAGCCAGGTAGTGAACACACTGTGCGTAATACTGTTCTGGGTACTCCCCGGTCTTGAAGTTGCGCATGTTCAGCTCCGAGGTCGTTTTGATCTCAAGCCCTGCGTTCTCCCCGACCACTTCCCGGTCGATGTTCGCAATCGCCCATGGGTACTTGTCGTTTACAATGGAGAAGTTGCAGCGCTTGACCTTCTTGCCGGTTTCCCGTTCAAACTTCTTTGCCACGAAGTCCTCCAGGTAGGTCCCAACCTCCGTGGCGAGGTTGCCTTCAAACCTTTGGATCGCACCGGTTTTTTCGGCCCACAGGGACCATGGGCTGATAAAGTGGTTAAGACCGACAACCGCACCGGCTTCGCTTCCACCGATGTAGCCGTCCCGGAGCGCCAGCCACTCTTCCAGGCCATGCGTTTTGATTTTTGTAATCAATCGTTTTCCTCCTTTTTAAAGGCAGATCTGCCGCGCTAGGTCAGCCTTCGATAGTCTTCCGGTCGATGTCTTCATTGAGATCTTCCCGGCCTTGATCCACCGATCCACCGTTGTGACATGCACACCGGCAAATCTGGCAACTTCTGTCCGCCCGAGCATTCCCTGGTCGGGGAACATCTCGTTCAGCGCCGCAATGGTATCGCGGTACCCCTGCTTCTCACGGCCCATGTCCGCCTCCTTCTGTGGTTGCTTTTAAGTCATCTTCCGAGGCAAAAAAAATCGCGAATCGCTCCTCCAACGTATCGATGTGCAGAAGCTCACACAGGCCGTCGATCTCAGACGGCAGAAATTCAGACTTATTGTCCCGCTTTCTCGCAAAGCCATAGGAAGTTAACCCGATTTTTTCAGCAATAAAGCGCTGCTTGAGTCCGCTAACATCGATTTTTTTCTGGAGCAACACAGTGTTCGTCACATGACCACCCCCCTTCGGCAAAGCCTAGTTTACAACTGCGCCCATCTTAGCATAGCGGTGCTTTAAAGTCAACACAACTTTTCAAAAAAGCAAAATTGTGTTGACTTTTTACTGTTTTGTAATTAAACTGAAACCGAGGAGGTGATTTCATGAATAAGGCCGAATTTATGCTCGCAATGGGCCGGAGGGTTAAGGCACAGCGTGAAGCGATTGGGCTTTCTCAACACGACCTGGCAGTAAAGCTGGGTTATGCAAATAAGTCCTCGATTAGTTACATTGAGTCCGGCGATCGCGAGATTCCGCAGTCCAAGATGCCAGCGTTCGCCGCAGCCCTTAACACAACGATTGAATACCTGATGGGCTGGGAGAACGTACCGAGATCCAGAAATGAGACTTTCACCAGGGAGGAGATTGAACTGGTCATGTGTTTCCGCCGTGCAGACGAGCGGGATAGGAACACCGTCCGGTACATCCTCGAACGCTATAAGGAAGATACAGCTTCATCGGTAGGCTGATAAAATAGAAGCGGATTAAACCACCCAGGCCGGGTGGTTTTTCTTTTTGCCTTTACTGTCATATAGTGCACAAAACCATTTCCACGAAATTGTACACTATATGGGCTCTTTTTATCTATTGCACAATATGTTTAGTGCATTTTTGTGTACTATATTGCAGATAATTAACTTGCTATTCTCGCGCCGCAGAGTGATAGATATAGTGAGCTAAGATCCGTTTGCACCTTGACAATTTAGGCTGGCCCATCGGCCATACGGGGGAAAGGAGAACACATGGACCAGAGCATTTTGAAGTACGTCCCCGCATCGAAGCGGGAAGCCATCCGGGACGCATACCGCGACCAGGACGGCATCTGGATCACCCTGCGGGACGGCTGGGAAGCCAGCCGCACGGACGCGGGTTGCCGGACGATCCACGAAGACACGATCAAAGACCTGAAGTACCAGATCGCCGGGATTCATCGACAGGAGGCCACACGGGCCGCAGAAACGCCCGTTCCTGGCCGGGAAGCACCGACGGATGAGCAAGACCACCACCGGACCACAGAAGCGCAGAGAAGGGCCGTATCGGCCTGGGTTAAAAGCCGCGACGCCATTGTGCTGCGGGTGCCGAAGGAGCATGGTGCGGAGATCCGGGCTGCAGCAAAGGCGGCGGGCATGACGGTCACCGCCTTTATCCTGGACTGCGTGTTTGGAGAAAGGAGCGCCCGATGAAGCGGTTCATCTCCTGGCTCCTTAGCGGTTCCATCCGTCCGGAGGAGTACGGCCATTTGGCTGCCATTTACCTTCGCCTGATTTGACTAAATCAACAAAACCGCAGTGCACTTTTTGTGTAGTTTCCCAGGTCAAATTATCTTGCTATTCGGACCGTTAGGAGTGATAGATATCCATGCCGCATGGCGGCAAATTCGAATAACGGAGGGCACCACAATGACGCAGGAAGAAAGACTGACCGCGATGAAGGCGCAGACCATCGGGGTGGAGATCGAGATGAATAGCATCACCCGCGAGAACGCCGCCAAGTGCGCCGCCACCTTCTTCGGCACGGGCCGCTTTGAATACACCGGAAGCACCGACGGCTACAGCACCTGGAGCGCCTGGGACGAGCAGGGCCGCAAGTGGAAATTCAGCAGCGACAGCAGCATCCACGGGCCTGCCGAAGAGCGCACCGAGCTGATCACCCCGATCCTGACCTACAGCGACATCGAAACCCTGCAAGAACTTTGCAGGCGGCTTCGCAAGGCAGGAGCCAAGAGCGACGCCAGCCGGGGATGCGGAGTGCACATCCACATCGGCCTGAAAGGAACCGACGGGAGCACCCACAACGCGGCAACCCTGCGGAACCTGGCCAACATCATGGCCAGCCACGAAGAACTCCTGATCGGGGCGATCAGGATCGCGCGGAGCCGGACGACAAGCTACTGCCAGCCGGTCAACCCGAGATTCCTGGAGCGGCTCAACAACGAGAAGCCTGAAACCATGAGCCAGCTGGCGGACGTTTGGTACGAAAGCCACCACGCGAACTACGGACGGACAATGCACTACAACGACAGCAGGTACCACATGCTTAACCTTCACGCCAGCTTCACCAAGGGGACCATCGAGTTCAGGCTTTTCCAATTTGACGAGCCGGACGGGGACCGCAAAGGCGGCATCCACGCAGGCCAGCTCAAGAGCTACATTCAGCTTTGCCTTGCGCTCAGCGCAGCAGCGAAGGCCGCAAAGAGCGCAAGCACGAAGCCCCAGCAGACAGACAACCCCAAGTACGCGATGCGGACCTGGCTCCTGCGGCTCGGATTCATCGGAGACGAGTTCAAGACCGCCCGCGAGATGCTGACCCGCAACCTGGAAGGCGATGCGGCCTTCCGCCACGGCAGAAACGCCGCCTAAGAAACAAGCCCGCCACGGAGGGAACGATGGCACAAAAGCGGAGTCTTGACCATCGTGACCGCAGACGGCACGGTAATCTGAAAGGAGAGCAACAATGAACACGAAGTACTACATCGCCTACGGAAGCAACCTGAACGTCCAGCAGATGGCATGGCGCTGCCCCGGTGCGAAGATCGCCGGGGTCGGCACCCTGGCCGACTGGCAGCTCCTTTTTCGGGGAAGCCAGACCGGATCATACCTGACAATCGAACCGAAGGATGGAGCCAGCGTACCGGTTGGCGTATGGGAAATCACCGAGCGCGACGAAAAAGCGCTAGACAGCTACGAAGGCTTCCCGCATTTCTACTACAAGCGGACCATCCCGGTCCGAGTGATTAACTATAAAACCGGGAAGGCAAAAAAGGTCGAAGCCCTGGTCTACGTTATGCATGAAGACCGCCCCATTGGCGTACCGGAACAGTACTACATCGAAATTTGCGCCGAAGGGTACAGGGACTTCGGCCTGGATGGGAACGCGCTCTGGGATGCCGTGAACCGCGCCAGAAAGGCGGTGAGCTGAATGAAGAACCGCATCGAAATTCCGGAGGCCATCTGCCCGAAATGCGGCAGGGCCTACCGAGCACCATCCGCCATCTCCCGCGTTGACAACCAGACACCGATTTGCCCGGAGTGCGGCATCCGGGAATCCCTGGAATCCATCGGCTGCAACGCCGAAGAACAAGACCATATCCTGGGCCTAATTCATGAGTACGAAGAATTCCACGAGTACCAGAGAAGGGAGGCAGACGAATGATTAAGCGAAGAGACCCGGATTCGATTTACTACGACATTCCATGCTCCATGGTGGCGGTGGGAACCGCCACCGGGAGCTTCCCACCGGTCCCCGAGGACCTGGCGCAGGACGGATACCTTTCCCTGGCTGGGATGAACCGGTACTGCCGGTCCCAACTCCCTGTCGCAAAGGCGGTGGACTTCAAGCGCGGTGAGAGGCCCAGCCTGAAGGAGTTTCTGGAGGGGAACACGCAGCGGGCGGTGATCTGCGTCCTTGGCCACTTCATCTACGCCGACAGCAAGACATACTGGTCCTTTCTGCGGAACGCAAAAGACCCTGTGGTCAAGGTTTGGTACCTGAAGGAGGCGAAAGAATGAACGATCTGAAACGCTGCCCGGTGTGCGGTGGGGCCGCTGTGGTCATCCATATGTTCGACACTTACGACATGGCTGATTATGGATGGGACGCAGGATGCGGTCGTGAGAAGCTCAATGACGGGATTCATCCAGACATTGGGAAAGCGCAAGTCAAAGGTCTTTGGAGCAAAGAGGCCGCCATCGAAGCCTGGAACCGACGTTCAACGGGGGGAAAAGATCGATGCAAGTAAAAACGTACCTTTTCCTGGATCGTGACGAGATAAACCGCACGATCCCATACGGCCTTATTGCGGAGGCCAGGTTCGGAAGCCGGTGGGGCACCATGCGCAGGAGAATTCGCTGGAAAGA